TATTCTATGGCTTCAAATGTAAGATTTCTTGATCAAGTTCCTGTTAGTGCATATGCTGCAGGTTCTCCTGCTTCAACTTTAAACACTGGTTCTTTTATGATAACTGGTTCTGCTTCTGGCAGTACTTTAACATTCACAAAAGGAGATGGTACAACTTTTAATTTATTAGTAAGCGGAAGTGGAGGGGGAACAGATGTAGTAGCAAATCCTGGAGGAACAGGAAGTGCATTAACCACTATTCAAATAGGCAGTGATGTATTTACCATTAGTGGAAGTGGAGGAAGTGCAGATTTACTTCAACAATTAGTATCAAACCAAACCGTAGGAGCAATATCTCCAGGATCAACTTTTGATGCAGGTTCTTCAATAGAAAATTTATTAAGAACTATGCTTATAACAGATATACCTGCTGCTATATCAGGTTTAAGTATTAAAAATGGAAGTTCAGCAATTACTTTAGGTACATTAGAAGTTAATACAGCATTAACATTTGACACAGTTTCATTTGCAGCTACAGCAGATAGTCCAGATGGTAATTTTCCAGTTACATCAAGCTTTGTTGCTTCGGGGGCAACAACAGGAGATTTCACATTTAGTTTAGGTAATGGTCCTGTAGCGGCTAGTAATAATTTAGATTTAGGTGGTACTAGAACATTAGAAACTCCAACATTAGGAGCAAGTACTGAAAAATCAGTAACTACATTGAGGGTTAATTCTCAAAACCCAAAAAATGGTGCTGCTTTATCAACAACAAATACAGCAACATTTGTTTACCCATTATATTATGGTAATTCAACAACAGATTTTTCCACAACAGGAAATGTAGAAGGTACTTTAACAAAATCAGTACAACAAAGACCTTCACAAAAGAATGTAGTTTTAAATTTTACAGGAGAATTTATATATTTCTGTTATCCTGCAGCATATCCAGATTTAACATCAATATTAGATGGTAATGGGTTTGAAACAAAAGATGCCTTTACTAAATATACTAGAAACCAAGATGGTGCAGCTGCTGGTTGGAGTGGAAGATCATATAAGATTTATAAATCAGGAATTACAAGTGTACCTAACCAAACATTTATTTTTAAATTTTAAATAGAAGAAAGATGGGAATATCCATAATAGATAATTTTAGCGTAAATGCAACTAAGCCAATAGATGCTAGGTATGGTCCATACGATTCTGTTACTACAGCTTTAGCGTCATTAGATCAAGCTACTCAAAGATTTAGAGGTTTAGTAGTATTATTAACAGGTTCTAATTACATAACAGGTAGTGCTCCTACAGAATATTGGTTTCAAAATGGAGTAACAGATAGTGATTTAGTTCCTAAACCAGGAGGTTCTGGTGGTGGTGGTGGTACTGATATTACTTTTGATTCTTCTGGCTCTCAAGTAATAAATAATATTATAGTAAAAGATTTTGATACAGATGTTACTGTTACCTATAACTCAGGAGATTTAACATTTTTATTTGGTACTCCTCAACCACCTTCCCCAACATTAAATATTTCAGGATTTGTTACTAACAGATTTAATAAAGTAACAGATAGCTATACAGTAGCAGGTAATTTAGGTTTAAATGGATATACATTAGTAAGTGCTTCTTTATTTGAAACTACAGCAGGTAGTGAAGGATTAAGAGCCACAACTGATACTGATTCAAGTTTATCTATTACTCCTACAACAACTGGCTCTAGAAGTTATAGATTAGAAGTAACTTCAAGTAATCCTGCTGATGATCAATTAGATTTTAAAACAGTAACTGATTTTGAAGATTTAAATAAATTATTTCCAACTAACCCTACAATGGCTTTTACACCTGATGTACAATTAGGAACTACTAATACTTTTGGGGGTAATAATGAAGTAGAATTAGGAGCAACAGGTAGTATTGCATTTACAGAAACTGCAGGAAATGCAAATGGGTGGGTATTTGTTCCTGGAACACTAATTCCTAATGTACCTTCTGCTCAAACAGTAGTTGATAATGACGGAAATAGTTTACTAATTTCATGTTCTGCAGATTATTCATCCTCAGGTGTAGATGGATCTGATAATTACCTACCATTATCCCCTTCTAATGAAGCTGGTGCTAGACGTACTTCAAGTACTACTACATTCCAAAAAGTAATCAGCCTAAGATATGGAGTAACAGTAGGTCCTCCTGCTGATCCAAATAACCCTAAAGATGCTTTTACTTTAAATGAATTATTAGATATAGAATCATGGGATACGTCTTTAGGAGGAAATATAGGAACTATAGAAAGAGGTAGAAATACATCCCCAGAAATAAATAATTTTACATTACAAATGCAATGGGCAGGATTAGCATATCAGTGGATTATAGTACCTGACAATGTTACACTTTCAGATATTCACAGTGGAGCATTTACAGGATTATTAGCTTCAGCTTTTGGTGGAGGACCTATTGCTGAAATTGCATCTCCAATTACAAATAGAAGCTATAAAATATACAGATCAACAGCTAAACAGGTAATGCAAGCCGGAGATCCAGCTCAATCATACACACTTAAAACTTAATTATGCCAATAGTATTACCATCAGGATTTCAAATAACTAGTCAAGAACCAATTGATGCTAGGATTACAAAAGCTAATCAGGCTGAAAGGTTAGCTTTAAGTGAATTTAACGTATTCCCTGGTCTTATTGTATACCAACAAGACACACAAAAACTATATGTTTTAAATAATACAGGTTCAGTAGGTTCAAATTCTGGTTGGTCTGAAATTAGTGGTAGTGGAGGAGGATCAGCTTATTCTGCTCAATTTAATATTACCAGTATAGGATCACAAGATTATTTATTTAATGGAGATGGTTTCCCAGGTGCAACTGCAGATCCAGAATTAATATTAGTTAGAGGATTTGAATATGCTTTTGTAAATGACAATGCCGTAGGACAACATCCAATACAAATTCAAACAAATGCACCTTCAGGAGGATCAGGAACACCTTATAGTAGTGGTGTAACTAATAATAATGCAGGAGGAGGGTCAACACTTTTATTTAATGTTCCTTTTAGTGCACCTGACCAACTTTACTATCAATGTTCTTCTCATCCTAATATGAGTGGTTCTATTAAAGTTTTATCTTATTCAAGTGGTAGTGGAGGAGGAAGTGGTATATTTGAACAAACAGGTTCATTTTATGCTACTACAAATGATTTACAGGTAACAGGTAGTTTAACAGTAACACCTGGGACTATAAACGAATTAACAGCTTCATATGCCATAACAGCTTCACATGCTTTAGAAGCTGTAGTTGAAATTACAAAAGAAGTATCTTCAAGTTATGCTGAATCTGCTTCATTAGCTGAATCTGCTTCATTTGTTGCTTTTGATGGTAATAGAGCAGTAACAAACCAAGATCAACCTGTAGGGATTAGAGATGTAAATTTTGGAGCAAATGGTGTAACTGATTTTATAGAAAAAGTATACTTTGCTAACACAGCTCCTACTATTAGTTCTTTATATTATCAAAATACACAAGAATTTACCCCTAGTGGTACTTTAGTAGGTGCTATAAACACAGCAGATGCTGAAAGTCAAGCTGTAACAGTTCAAACACAAAGTTCTTATACTTTAGACCAATTTAGAATTACAGGTAATAGTATTTATCTTAATGTTGAAGCATCTGAATCAATGAATACTGATTCATCCCAGGCATTTGATGCAGCAGCTTTACCAGTTAGAGCAACCGATACTTTAGGGTTATTTACAGATAAAACTCTTTATATTCAAATCCTTCCAAATACTGCTCCTGTATTTAGAGAAAATAGTATTTCGGGTAATGTAATAACAGGAACTCAAACAATTCCTTTATTAGAAAGCTCTACAAATGGGGTTAAAAGAACTATATATTTTACAGACGGACAAAATGATACAGTTACTATAAACTCAGGATCTTTATCTGCAAAATTTCAAAATGATTTTCAAATTAATGTCAATTATCCTTCTAAAAGAATACAAATACAACAAATTAATAATGTTGATTTCGATACTTATCCTTCATATAATTTTGCTTTAACAGCAAGTGATCAGCATTATCCAACCCAAGATTCAGAATCTATTGCATATTTACCATTTACTATAAATGTAACAGATAATCTACCACCTGTAATGTCGGACCAACCATTAACAGGAGTTAACGAAAATGAAAATGTTACTAATTCAAGACCTCAGATTAGTGGTTTTTATAGAAATGCAGGACAGATTTCAGCTACTGGCCCTGAAGCAGGAGATACTTTAACTTTTACAAGTGCAACTTTAAATTCACTAAGTGTAGGAGGAGTAAATGTTCCATTAGGTACATACTTTGCTGACGGTGATGCAGGATCTCCATCACAATCAGATCCAAGCGAAAATGCTTTTGAAATGAATTCTACAGGACTTATGAGTAGAAAAGCAAGTGCTGTCCTTAATTCTGATCTAATAGATTCTTATGTTTATACAGTAACAGTTCAAGATAACTATGATCCAGGTACAACATCAGCATTAATAACAATTCCTATTGCAGATGATACAGCACCCGCTATAACTGCTCCAGGTAATCTTTATATAAATGAATCAGCAGAAATTAATGGGTTTGTAACTAATAATCTAAATGGAGTTGGAACACAATTTCAATTTACATCAAACTATAATGTTCAAAATGAAACAGTAAGTTGGCAATTAAACCCATCAACACCTTTTGCTATAGATGGTAATCAAAGAATGTCAGCTAATGCTAATATTAGTGCTTCATATTTCTCACCAGCTACAATAGATTTTTCAATTACAGCTTCTAATACATTTGGAACAGTAAATAAACAAGCATATTCAGTTACAGTAACAGATAATCAGGCACCTACAATTTCAGCTAGAACTCCTATTAGTGTAAATGCACCCCAAAATGCAGGTACTAATATATGTAATATTACTATTTCAGATGTTGAAAATAATATACCTTATGTTTTAACATTAACTGGTACAGATGCAGCTTTACTAAACCCAGTTTCTCAAAATGGTAATGGAACCTCATGGCAAATCCAATTAGCTAATTCTGAAGCAGCAGGAAAGTCATTTAGTTACAATGAAGTTGTTACTGACAGTTATGGATCTACTCGAACATATGCTAGAACTTTAACTTTAGGAGCAGCTCCAGTTAATGAACAAATTTTTGTATATGATGTTGGGTTAGGAACTACAACTATAAATAATGATTTAGGAATAGCTTCTAATAATACAGGAACTACACCTCAAACTTCAACAGCATCAACAGGATTTGGATTTTTAGAACAATTAAAGGCCAATCTAGGAAGTAATTTTACTTATCAGTATGGAGGAACAAGAAATGGAAATGTATTAGCCCAAACTTCAGGAGCTAATGTAAAAACTATGATGAGAGCTTTAGGTAGTAGTGGAACTATTTCAAGAAATAATGCAAATAGGATAGCAATATTAATACCTAGTGGTTCAGCTTTAACTAATGTACCAACAGTAATGACTGATGCTTATAATGCTAGTGCAGCTTCTAATATTTCAGTACTAGAAATAGGAGCAGATGGAGTTACTATAGACGGAATTAATACTATAGAACCTTCTAACATATATCAATTTTCAGTAAGTCCATCGGTTAATGGGTTTAGTCAATGGTATATGATTGTAAATCAAAATAATCTTAGTTCTGCAACTAGTATTAATATGGGCCTTAACCCTGCAAATGGATCAGGAGGAGTTTAAATATTTATAATAAAAGAAAGATATGCCAGTATACCCGTCATCAGTAGGATTAAATAGCGCCGCTTTATCAGCAGGTACCATCCCCTTAGCTAACATTGAATTTATTAATGGTGCTTTTAAAGTAATGCCTTCTTTTTCAGCAAGTGCTCAAGCGGTTGAATTGTGGGAAGATAAACAAATTGTTTACTTTGAAGATAGTCAATCTTTATATCAAGCTGAGATAATACCTGCAAACCCACCAACAACATTTTTTGATGAAGTAGTTTGGAATCCTTTTTCTTTTGAAGATAATGCTTTTGTAAGTGCTTCCTTTAATACTTCAAATAACATATTAACTTTTTATGGGCCTATCACATCTGGAAGTATTACTTCTTCTCTTAATATTGATTTATCTAGTTTAGCTGGTAGTGGAAGTGGAGGAAGTGGTATATTTGAACCAACAGGTTCATTTTATGCTACCACAAATGATTTACAAATAACAGGTTCATTAACAGTAACAGGTTCAAGTCCATCTATTAATATTGGTACACCTGAAGGTTCTGATAACACATATACAGATGGATATTTTACAACATTTAATGAAAATACAAGATTAGCAAATGCCTTAGATCAAATTAGTGAAGCATTTGCAGATTTAGCACCACCTAAAGCAGGAGAATTAACTAGTACTAGTTTAGTAAGATCAGCTCCTGCAGCAGTATATTCAGGTTATTTAGCAGGAGGATTAATTTCATCAGATTGGTATTTAGGATATTTAGCTAATCAACTTGTTACTGATAGATTAATTACATTATCAGGAATTACTTTAACATCCCCTAGTCCAGGTTCATCTTTTAGAGCAGGTAAAAAAAGTGATTTTACCCCTAATAATGTTTTAGAAGGAGGTATAACTTCTAGTATAACAGCACAAAGTGGGGCTCCAATCCTTGATATAAAAGCTTTAAATACTGGTACTGGTACTGTAGGAAATCTTTGGGTAAATAGTTTAGAAGTATACAATAACTTGTGGATAAAAGCTAATGCTCAAATAACATACGCGGTATCAGATACAGGTTCATATAAATTTAAACTTTCGGCTGATAATGATGCTGGTGAAACTGCAGAAACTCAACTATTTTTCTTAGGAGGAGGCCCAGATTACCCAGATCCTTCTATATCAGTAGGAACTATTACTTCTGGTTCTGTTACTTATAATGCTTTAAGTGGAATAGAATATTTAAAAACAGCTACATTTAATATACCTGCTACAGGAAATAATTTGTTTAACCCTGTTTATAATATAAACCAAATGAGTTTTACTTCTATTTATACCAATAGTATAACTACAGGAAGTAAAGCATCAGATTCCCCACAATTTGGAGATACAAAAATAGTAGAAATAGCTCCTACAATTACTGCAGGTTTAAGTTCAGGACAAAATTCACCAACAGGAACTGCAGTTGTGACTAAACCAGGAAAAACAGGAACATATAATGCTTCTTATACTTTAACACCAACAAAAGTTAATTCTTATGTATCTGATCCTTCTACAGCTATAAATGAACCATTTTTAGGAGAATCAAGAAGATATATAGCTCTAGATAATTCAGCTTGGAATTCTAGCAATCCCTTAGTTAATGGAGCTTTGCAAGTACAAAATGGAAGATTAATAGGTGGTAATCAAGGAGATTATACAGGATTTTCAGGTGTACAAAATTACTATAGACTATTTTCAGGATATTCTTCAGGTAAAATTTCAGGAACTTTTGCTTTGAGTAGTAATTTTGTTCAAATAAGTGAATGGAATAGTGGAGGAGGTTTAGAAGTGGCTATAATAAAACAAGAAGACATTACAGGACCAATTTCAGCTACTAAAATTTATGATTTAGGGAGACTTTTATCAACAGGTCCTGTTGTATCTAATATTTATGGGGCGGGTGTAGGTACTGCTGGAGTTTTAAGTGGGACTTGGTCATTCGGGCAAAATACTAGTGTAGGAAATTCTGGAAATTTAATATTATGGATAAAATATTCTACCCCTAATTTAACAAGTGTATTAACAAATATAAATTTAACAGTATCTTAGGATATTTATAATAAACAGAAATTAAAATAACAAAAAATGTCACTAACAACTACAGAAGAAAAACAACTCTCATTTTCGTTTAAGGCGTTAATTAATAAAGAGTTTACATCTACCTCAAAGACTTTTTATGAAGAATTTGGGACACAAACTTTAAATACTAATACTTCAGAAGTTTGGTCTTCTGATATCTCTGCAACTCCATCTACAGCAGTTAATGATGGTGTAGCTAGATTATACACTGATTTTGTTTTATCCCCTATGTTAGGGTATGGTACAGAAGCATTTTATTTTGCTAGTGGATCAGGATGGACACCAGGTGATGATGTTGACAGACCAACAATAAATGAAAATTTATTACAAAGAAATTTTATTAGCACCAAATATGGGGGTGCATATGATGTACAGTTAAAAGAAAATAATGGTACTGTTATTAATACTACGGATCCTATAGGATGGCAATTTGATTACCAAACAGGTATATTAACTATTGAAAATCCTGGTGGAAAATCAACTCCATATAAAATTACTGTTTATCAATATAAAGGTCAATTTTTAAGTCAATCATTAGGTGGTGGAAGTGGTATATTCGAACAAACAGGTTCATTCTTTGCTACAACAAATGACTTACAAGTAACAGGTTCATTTAATGCTACTTCTATAACAGGTTCACTTACTGGAAGTTTAGAAGGTATTGCAGCAACAGCATCTTACGTAGCAGGAGCAAGTGTAGATGGAGCAGTAGCAACAGCATCTTACGTAGCAGGAGCAAATGTAGATGGAGCAGTAGCAACAGCATCTTACGTAGCAGGAGCAAATGTAGATGGAGCAGTAGCAAATGCTACAAATGCAGCAACGGCAGCAGCTTTAGCAACTGATGCAACAGGTACAAATTTAACATTATCAGGAAATTTAAGTGTAGCAGGAACCGCATCATTTACAAATGCAACAAACTTAGCAATTAAAGATAAATATATTTTACTATCCTCAGGATCAACTTCAGCAGGAGACGGTGGTATAGTAGTACAACAAGCAGCTGGTGGTGAAGGAAAGTTATTTGGGTATGATTCAAATGAAGGAAGATGGGCTATAACAAGTTCATTTGATGCAGATTCAGCAGCAGATTTTCAACCAGATGCTTATGTGTCAATGGTTATTAGTGGATCTGCAATTTCAGAAATACCAGCATTATATAACCAAAAAGGTAATATGTTTGTAGATTCAAGTAATGATGCTTGGATTTATACAGACAAATGGTCAAAACTTATAGTATCAGGAAGTGCAGCAGAATTTAGTTCAATTATAGTTTCAAGTAGTGCAGATATCCAAGGAACATTAAGTTTACCAAATATTTCAGATGTTTCAGCTTCATTAGCCATTGCTTTAAGTCAATCATCAGCTCCAAGTGCAGGATTCCCATTTGTTGGAGATGCTGAAATAACAGGATCTTTAATAGTATCAGGTTCAACAGCTATTCCAATTCAAGCAAGTGGTCAATCAATTAATATTGGTCAACCTGCAGATGCAAATGCATATGGTAATGGTTTCTTTGATACATTTACTAGTGCTACTTCATTAGCACAATCTATGGATGAAATTAGTAAAGCATTTTTAGATCTAGCCCCAGCAAAAGCTTTAACTTTAGGTGGAACTAATTTAGTACTAAGTAATGCTACTGATGAAACTGGTAAATTAGCTTATAATATGACTGGATTTGGTTATTATAATGGATTTAGTGGTGGTAGTAGTATAAGTTTTACAAATGATCCTACTTATAATTTATCTACAGCTACAACAGGTACTAGATTTAGAGCAGGTAAATTTGCAGATTTTTCTCCAAGTAATGTATTAGAAGGTGGTGTTAGTAGTAGTATTTCTTTTAGAGGAGCAGCTGCTAGTATTGAAACTCATGCTTTAAGTGCAGGTACAAATCCAACCCCATCAGGAAAAATAGAATTAACATCTCTTTCACAATATGAAACCTTCTGGATGAAAGCAAATGCCAGAATAGTTCAAAGTATTGCCGCAGATGCAACGGGATCTTATAAATATCAATTACTAGCTGATAATGGTGCTGGTTCTACAAATTTCACAGATTTAGCATTTGTAGGAGCTAATGGATCAACATTTAACCCAACACCAACAGTATCACCTGCATCTATAGCAGGAAATGCTTCAGGACAAATTACCTCAGGATCTGTTACTTACAGATATATGAGTGGAGTTGAATATTTAAAAACTGCTACTTTTAATATACCAATGACAGCAGAAAATATGTTCCTTCCAGTTTATCAAGAGAATAATGTTAAATACAATTCTACAACATTCTTTAGTAGTGATCCAGTTGAAGGTACTACAGGTGCAGATCAACCTAATTTTAATGATAGTTTAAGTAATACTACAGTAGTTGGATTAAAACCTAATGTAATATCAGGAATAACAGCTCCAACTTGTACAGTTAGTGTATTTAAACCAGCACATACAACAGTAACATCTCCATCAGTTACTTTATCTAATACTCCAGTTCAATCATTTTCAGCAGATCAATCGGGTAATAATGAAACATTTAGAGATGAAACACAAAGATTAGAACAAGATTATTCTACAGCTTGGTCACCAAGTGCAGTATTAACCAATGGTAATGCTCAAACAAGAAATGGAATAATACTTTCTGCTAATGCAGGTAACATTTCTCCTGCAAGTATTAATAATGGGTCTGGATATACAGGATTTTCAGGAAGACAATATTGGATTAGAAAATTTACAGGATTTCCTACAGGTAGAGTATCAGGAACTTACTCATTAACTGGAACTTTCTCATCAATAAGTGCATGGGGTAGTGGTGGAGATCTTGAAGTTCTTTTAATAGATACTTTTTTCATTGCTGGAGGATCTCCAAGTCAAATATATGATTTAGGAAGAGCTGCAGGAACATCAAATGATTTTACAGGTGCAGTAGTACCAGGAAATAATAATGTTCCTAATGGGTATGGTATTACCAGTGGAACTGTAGGAAACCTAAATGGAAATTGGTCACTTGCTTTTGTTAATGGTGGAACTAATGTAAAAACAGGAGACTTTGCAATGGTAATTTCAATAGCTTCATCAGCTACAGCAAACCTATCATCAGCAACAATGACTGTAATATAAATTTTTTAAAGCGCTAGGAAACTAGCGCTTATTAAAAACAATCATATTAAAAACTAAATGTAAATGGCCCTGTCAAATAATACTAAAATAGATAAATCCTTTAGAGCTTTAATTAATAAGGAATTTACTTCTACATCTAAAACTTTTTATGAAGAATTTGGGGCAAATACTATTAATACTAATACCACAGAAATATGGTCTCAAACTATTTCTTCAACACCAACAACTGCTATTTCAGATGGTGTAGCTAAAAAATACACAGATTTTATTTTATCCCCTGCATTAGGATATGATAATGAAGCATTCTACTTTGCTAGTGGATCAGGATGGACACCAGGTGATGATGTTGACAGACCAACAATAAATGAAAATTTATTACAAAGAAATTTTATTAGTACTAAATATGGAATAGGTTATGATATAATATTAAAAGATAATAATAATACCCAAATCCAACCAACAGATCCAATAGATTGGCAATTTGATTACCAAACAGGTATATTGACAATCCAAGACTCAGGAGAAGGTACTTATTCAAAACCCTATAAAGTAACAGTTTACCAATATATAGGAGATGTATCTAGCAAAACTATAGGTGAATCTTTAAAATCTGGATCTGTAGCAGGTAGTACACTAACATTTGAAAAAAATGATGGTACTACATTTGATTTAACAGTAGCAGGAGGTGCAACCCCTGGAGGATCAGATACAGAAATCCAATTTAATAGTGGTGGGTCAGCTTTAGGAGGTAGTCCTAGATTCACATTTGATAATACAGGATTAACGAAATTAAGTGGTAGCTTTCAAATTACAAGCTCTACTATAAACGATATATTTCTAATAAAAAGTGGAAGCATAGAAGTAGCAAAAGTTAACAATGAGGGTGTGTTTGTGTTAGGAGAAATGGAAGCCACCCCTACGGCAATAACTGGAGGAATGTACTACTCTGCTTCAGAATTTTATGTAGGAGTAGAATAAGTTACATATGTATAACGGATAATAAACAAAAATAAACAATGTTGTATTTAAACTGATAATACAACACTTTTTTTAAAATTAAAAAACAATAACAATTAAAATTTAAAATTATGGCAACATGGAAAAAAGTAGTGTTATCAGGAAAAGACGCAAGTTTATCTTCATTAACATTAACAACAGCTTTAGCAGCTACTCAAGGTGGAACAGGACAAAGTACCTATGCCCAAGGTGATATATTATATGCAAATACAACTACATCTTTAGCAAGACTCGCAATAGGAGCTACTGATAAAGTATTAAAAGTAAATAGTGGTATACCATCATGGCAAGATGATAGTGCAGGAACAGTTTCAACAGTAACTTCAGGTGATAGCAATACATTAGTAGCAAACACAGTTGGTAGTGCTGTAACATTAACAGTACAAACAAATGGAACATTAGCTGGTTCAGATGCTTTAGCAACAGGAGCACAAATTAAAGCTTATGGAGATTCAAATTATAACAATAATTTAGGTACAGTAACTAGTGTTGGTGCAACAGGTACAGTGAGTGGTATTTCACTATCCCAAACAGGTGCTTCAACTGGAGCTGCAGAAGTAACATTATCAGGTACTGTTTCAGGTTTAACAAGTGCTGCATTTGCTGCAGGTCAAGCTCAAATTACTGTAGGTAGTTCAACAATAGCATTAGGCACCGCCGTTACTGCTTTAGCAGGTATGACTGGAATTGGGTTTGCAAGTCAAAATGTTAGTATAGCAAATGGAATGGGAGCAGCTACTTTAACATTAGCTGGTTCAGCTTCAACAGTTAGAATTCCTGGTAATTTAACAGTAAATGGAACAACAGATTTTGCAGGTACATCTCAGTTAAATATTGCTGATAAGGTAATTGTATTAGCTTCAGGTTCAGCACAAGCTACTAATGGTGGTTTTGTAATTGAACAAGCATCCAATGGAGCAGGTCAATATTTTGGATTTGATGCAACTGCAGATAGATTTGGTTTAAAATCAGCTGTAAACCCAACAGATTCAGCTGGTCCTTCATTAACTTTATTTATCCCAACAGTACAAATTGATTCTTCAGCACCAACTGGAAATCCAACATTTGGAGGAACTTCAGGTGAAGGAAATATAGCAATAGATACAACAAATGAAGAAGTGTATATATATGCATAATTTTAGTAAATTATTAACAATTTAAAATAAAAAAATTATGGGACAATGGAAAGAAATGCTCTTAAATGGACAAGGAGCAGCATTAAATTCACTAACACTAACAGCTCCATTAACAGCATCAGATGGGGGTACAGGAACTAAATCATTTGTAGTAGGTTCTATACTTACTGGATCTATAGATAGTAACAATATTCCTTCTTTACTGAAGTTTGGTATTGGTGGTGAAGGAACAGTACTTAAAGTAACAAACCAATCAAATGGTGTTTTTTCATGGGCAACTGATGATGGTTCAGGAATTAATTCAGTAGATGCTTCTGCAGTGGCGGGTCAATCGTCTATGATTCAAGTAGCGGATACAACAACAACACCTACTGTATCAATGTTAACAGTAGCAGGAGGTTCAACACCTACTAATTCTCAATTTAATACTGGAGCATTAGCAACAGGAACACAAATTGATCATTTTTTAAGTCAAAACTATACCAATAATACTGGTACAGTAACAGGAGTAACAGTAGTTGATACTTCAGCACCAGATTCTCTTACACTTGCTTTGGGAGGAACCCCAGCAGCACCAATAGTTACTTTAGGAGGTTCAATTGATAACTTAGATAAAGATAACATGGCAAATTCTGCTAATGGCTTTACCCTAGGGACTACAAAGATACAATTAGGAGATACAAGTACAAGTCTAGCAGGTGTAACAGGAATATCATTTACAGGAGCTACAACTGATAGATTAATTGGAAATAGTGGTGCATGGGCATTCACTCTTAGTATAGCAGATTCTAATACTGAAGTAGAAATACCTGGTAATTTAAGAGTTGATGGTGTAGCTCAATTTATTAATTCAACTAACTTAGCAGCAACAGATCCAATAGCAGTATTAGCTTCAGGATCTCAAAATTCTGATGGTGGGCTTTTAATTGAAAATGCCGCACCTCAAGTTGGAAATATCAAAGGTCACTTCTTTGGATTTAAGTATGGAACTGGATCAACTGGTAGATGGGGATTTTCACATGATACAACTGAAGCTGGTATCGTAGGAGGTACTACATCTCCAAATGGATCAGTAGATAGGCCATGGATACCAACAGTAGAAAGAGATACTGAGGGACAAGCTCCAAGTGCTGCCCCAGCTTATGGTGGAAGTACTAATGGATATGGTAATATGTATGTAGGCGCTAGTGCAGCTTATATTTATATGCCATGATAAAACAATTTATATAAATAACCAAAATACAAGGGCTGTCTTTAATTAGTCAGCCCTTTTTTTAAAACTAACAGTTATGTCTCTAATAGATAAAATTAAAAAAAAACCAAAACCAATTCCAAAAAAAGAAAGTATTAAACTTCCTAAAAATAGTTTGGACAAACAAGAACTTAGTATTATATTAAATCTAATTAAAGAAACCTCATTTAAAGGTGAAGATATTGAAACTATGTATAATTTAATTTTAAAATTACAAGATCAATATTTTACTTTAGAAAACTTAGATAAAAAATAATATATGTTACAAGTACAAGGAAACCAATATACTTCCAAAGAATTAAAATACATCTACTCAGCTTTAATGATGGCTAAAGTTACTGGAGAAGAAGCTAGAACATTAGTAGCTTTACAAGATAAAACTTTAAAGAATATTGAAATGTTAGAAGCTCCTATCTCAGAAGAAAATTCTACACACCCAGCAGCAAGGAAATAACTTAATATATTTATAATAAATTAATTTGTTGGCCCGAAAGGGAAGTGGACTTCACTAAAAGTAGCCAACCGCAAAATAAAAAATTATGCCAAACTGGAAAAAAATCATACTTAATGGTGGTGCTGGAGAACTTACCACATTAAAATTAACAAGTCTTACAGAAGATAATACTGGAACTAAAGTTTTAACTTTAGACACAAATAATAATATTAAATTAACTGGATCTTTTGGTGGTGGAGGAGGTACAGTAACCTCTATAGCCTCAGGGGATGGTTTAAGTGGAGGTCCTATAACAAATACGGGAACATTAACTGTAGATTCTACAGTTGTAAGAACATCAGGAGCACAAACTATTGGTGGGAATAAAACATTTAGTAGTAGTGTTATTGTTGGAACAACTAATGGTCAAGATAAATTTAATATCCAAAGATATAATGGTACATATCCTTTTTCATATATACAGGCAGGAGCTACTGATGAAAATGTTAAAGTAGGTTTAAAAATTGATACTAGAAATAATGCTGGTCAAGCTGGTACCGCTGTAACTTTTGATGGAGATACTAAACTAGCAACTTTCCCAGCTAGTGTAACAGTTACAAACACTTTAACTGCTGGAACATCAATAAGTCTTGCACAAGGTGCTGGAATTGTTTTAGATAGTAATTCTATCACTGGTATAGATGATAGTGGTGAATTTACAGATGACGATTCTCATATTATGACATCAGCTGCGGTTCAAGACAAAATATTAGGTTATGGGTATGGTACCGGAGATGTAAACATAACAGGTACCCCAGCAGATAATCAAATAGCAACATTTACTAATTCAACAACTGTAGAAGGTTCTAGTAATCTTACATATGGGGGAACTGCTCTTGGTTTAATTGTAAATGGAGATGTAACTAATTCAACTAATTCAGGAGCTGTTGTTACAACATTTATGAAAGTAGGAAATGGAACTGCAAGTTCCCCTGCTGTAAGATTTACAAATGATAATGATATAGGAATATATAAACATGCTTCTTATGCTATAATGGAATTTAGTGTTAGTGGTGCATCTAGATTATCACTTTCTACTAGTGGTATTCAAACCCCAGCTTTAGGAGTAGGTACAGCACCAGGATCAACTACAGGTTTAATTAGAGCAACTAATGATGTTGTAGCATTTTATTCTTCAGATAAAAGATTAAAAGAAAATATTAAAACTATAGAAAGTCCATTAGAAAAATTAGATAAAATAAATGGGGTAGAATTTGATTGGATACCAAAAGAAGGAATACATGAAAATGAAGGACATGATGTAGGAGTAATAGCACAAGAAGTTGAAAAAATAATTCCTGAAATAGTTCAAACGAGAGATAATGGTTATAAAGCAGTTAAATATGAAAAGATAGTTCCATTATTGATTGAATCAATTAAAGAATTAAAGGCTGAAATAGAAGAATTAAAAAAATCTAAATAATGGCATTACCTAGCTCTGGACAAATGACAATGACTGCAGTTGCAACTGAATTTAGTGTGTCTTCAACTAATATTTCGTTATCAAATTTAGGTACCAAATTATCATCAGCAATTACAGCAGGTAATGAGGTAGAACTAGCAAATGATTTTTATGGTCAAAGTGGAGTTACCTTAACATCATTTGGGATGCAAGATCCTACAGAACCAGCAGGAAGTGCAGCTAGTGCTTGTTCTGAAGGAGGAACAGGAGGAACAGGTTACCATGATGGTTCTGGAACTTACCCTGTAGCAAATGATAATGTTTATTCAGATTCAAGTGGAACAACAGCATTAAGTGATGGATTTTACAGAATTAATTCTGGTCAATCTATAAATGTAGAAAGTGGAATTTCTTCAAACCCAACAAACTGTGGTAGATCAGACAGAAGATTGAAACGTAATATAGTATTTAGAACATATTCTAAATCAGGTATACCAATATATGAATTTGAATATATTAATAAATCTGATGGAGAAGGAAGATACATAGGTACTATGGCGCAAGATTTAATCAAATTAAATAAATCTGAAGCTGTAATAACAGATAAAGAAGGATATTATTTAGTAGATTATAATAAAGTTGATGTAGATTTTTATGAAATCTGATTTTTTAGAAAAAGAGTTTTTAAATAATAGTATTGAAATTATAGATGGAGTTTTATACTCATCTTCTCCCCATGTCGTAGTAGATATTATGAGTACTGATGAAGATCTTATAATGAAAGAATCTGCTAAAATACTATGCCAAAATAAAGGTACAGTATTAAATATAGGATTTGGGTTAGGAATAATAGATAATTACATAAGGAATTTTAAACCACAAGAACATCATATAATTGAAATTCATCCTCAAATATATGATTTAGCAATAAAAAATAAATTTAATCAAACATCTTTTTTACATTTAGGAAATTGGGAAGACATAGTTAATCAATTTATATCAAAAAATAAAAAATTTGATGCTATATATTTTGATACTTACACTTTTAATAGAGATAAAAAACAGTGGGCTATGTTTGGTAATATAGTGGATAAAATATTAAATAAAGGAGGAATATTTTCTTATTTTAATGATAATGCTTCAAAAATTGAAAAAATTGAAGATGTATTAAAACCCTTAAATTGGGAAAAAAATGTAAAATATATTCCTTTTTCTAAAATTAAAAAACAAACAAACAGAAAAAATATATTAATATCAAAAAGACCATATGAGTTAATATGGTTTAAAAAATAATTTGGATTACATTGAAAAAGTTTTTATATTTATACTATATAATTTTAAACAAATAATTAATATTTATAATCATGGCAAAAACAGTTACAAAAGAAGAATTAAAAGAATTATTAGAATTACGTAATTCAAATCTAGAAAACTTAACAAAATTAGGGAATATTGATTTCCAAATTTTAAGTTTAGAAGAACAAAAATGGGAATTTAAAAAAGAAATTTCTAATATTGAAGAAAACTATAAAAAAACCGTATCTGATTTAAAAGAAAAATATGGTGATGTTAATATAGATTTAGAAACAGGAAAAATAACAGAAGTTAACGAAGAATCTAAAGCAGTTTAAAAATAACTGCATTTTTGGGAACTTCTGTAATATTTATAAACAAAATTAATTCATTATAAAATGGCAGAAGTATTATTATCCCCTGGTGTATTAGCAAGAGAAACCGATTCATCATTTATCTCTGGTCAACCAGTACAAGCAGGAGCAGCTATATTAGGACCTACCGTAAAAGGACCAGTAGGAATTCCAACAATAGTTTCTTCTTATTCCGATTATCAAAATAGATTTGGTGCTAAAGTAGAAAGTGGTAGTGTAGAATACACTTATTTTACTTCTATCTCAGCATACAATTATTTTCAACAAGGTGGAGATTCATTACTAGTAACTAGGGTAGTATCAGGTTCTTATACTTCCGCAACTAGTACAGCAATTTCTAACAATGTAGAAAGTGGAGTATTAGGAAATTTAAGTGGTGTTACTAAAAGTGTATTTAACGCAACTGGAAGTGCAGGTGGCAGTGTAAGTGCAGCTAAATCATCTAATGTAAATGTTACAGCTTCATTTGTACTAGCTAACTCAGAAAGTATATCTTCAATTACTTTAGATGCTGCTGCGGGAGCATTTGCTATAGGAGATGTAATATCTTTTACATCTGAATCATTAGGTGCTAATCAAGAAGGTGGGTCAAATTTATCACTTACTTTAGTAGCTAGCAACATTGTAAACCAATCAGCATTTGTATTAGAAACTTTAAGTGAGGGTGCTATTATGAATAGTGCAGGAGCTACAGGTTCAAATGGAACATTAGTAAATGGTACTAAAGATAATTTAAGATGGGAAATAGTTTCACCAAATACAGCTTCTGGTACATTTAATCTATTAATCAGAAGAGGTGATGATACAACTACTTCTAGAACTATATTAGAAACATGGACAGGATTATCATTAGATCCAAATTCAAATAATTATATAGAAAAAATAATTGGTAATTCAAAACAAGTAGTTACTGAAGACCCTTCTAGTAATGAATATTATGTTGCTGATCAAGGTTCATATAATACAAAAAGTAATTTTGTAAGAGTAAAATCAGTAGCAGCTAAAACATTAAATTATTTTAATAATAATGGAGTTGCTAAATCTGCTTATACTGCATCTATTCCTTTAGCAGGACAAGGTCAGTTTTCAGGAGCTGTAGGAACAGCTTTTAACGGTATTGGAGCTAATTTTTATGAAAATATCAATGGTACAAATACTCAAGGTTTAGTAGCAGATAATTATTCAATTCCACTACAACTATTAGCAAATAGAGATGCTTTTAGATATAATCTAATTACAGCACCAGGTTTGTACGACAAAGATTATGCAGGTCCTATTAGTACTATGATTAATAATGCTTCATTTAGAGGAGATAACATAGCTGTAATAGATGGTGTAAGATATGGAATAGGAATCAACTCAGTAATTGAACAAGCATCAGGAAGAGATACTTCATATGCAGCTTCATACTGGCCTTGGTTACAAACAATTGATCCAGATTTAGGATCCCTAGTTTGGGTACCAGCTTCAACAATGATGCCAGGTGTATATGCATTTAATGATAGAGCAGGAGAAGCATGGTTTGCACCTGCTGGATTAAACAGAGGTGGTTTAGGAACTGTTGTTAGAGCAGAAAGAAAATTAACAAATGGTAATAGAGATGATCTATATCAAGACAATATTAACCCAATAGCTACATTCCCTAACACAGGAGTAGTAGTATTTGGACAGAAAACATTACAGAAAAAAGCTAGTGCTTTAGATAGAGTAAATGTTAGAAGATTATTAATTGCTCTTAAAAATTACATTTCTCAAATAGCAGATAATTTAGTATTTGAACAAAATACAATAGCTACAAGAAATAATTTTTTATCACAAGTTAACCCATACCTAGAAAGTGTACAACAAAGACAAGGTTTATATGCTTTTAAAGTTGTAATGGATGAAAGTAATAACACACCAGATGTTATAGATAGAAATCAATTAATAGGACAAATATATTTACAACCAACTAAAACGGCTGAATTTATATACCTAGATTTCAACATATTACCAACTGGAGCTACTTTCCCGGTATAAAAATTAAAAAATTAGATATTTATAATCGAAAATAAACAATAAAAAATGGCAGTAATAGATCCCAATGAAATATTTTATACAGCGTTTGAACCCAAACAAGCGAATAGGTTTATCCTATACATGGATGGGATGCCTAGCTACCTAATTAAACAAGTTAGTGCTGTAACATTACAACAAGGTGTAGTAACTTTAAATCACATTAATGTTGAAAGAAAAGTTAAAGGTAAATCAATATGGCAAAACGTTACAATGACGTTATTTGATCCAATCACTCCTTCAGGTGCACAAGCAACTATGGAATGGGTAAGATTACATCATGAATCAGTAACAGGTAGAGATGGTTATTCTGATTTTTATAAAAAAGATTTAACTATCAATGTATTAGGACCTGTAGGTGATATTGTTTCAGAATGGATATTAAAAGGTGCATTTATTGTAAATACTAACTTTGGAGAGTATAATTGGGACACAGTAGATACAGCAATTAACTTATCAATTGAAGTAGCAATAGACTACGCAGTATTAAATTTCTAAAAATACTTAAATATTTTATTAGAGGGAGCTTGGCTATGTCAAGCTCCTTTTTTATATTGGTATTTATAACAAAATTAAGTTATTTTAAATAAAAGATTATGAGCGAATTTAAATTCCCAACAGAAACTATAGAATTACCATCAAGAGGTTTAGTATACCCTAAAGATAATCCTTTATCTGAAGGTAAAGTAGAAATGAAATATATGACTGCTAAAGAAGAAGATATTTTAACCAACCAAAACTATATTAAACAAGGAATAGTAATAGATAAATTATTAAAATCCTTAGTAATTTCTAAAGTAAATTATGATGACATGATAGTAGGAGATAGAAATGCTATTTTAGTAGCTGCACGTATTTTAGGGTATGGTAAAGATTATGATTTTATATACAAAGGAGATAATGTTTCAATAGATTTAACTGAACTAGAAACTAAATTTTTAAAAGAGGGCGATATGATAGAAGGAAAAAATGAATTTGCTTATACATTACCTCATACTAATACAGCTATTACCTATAAAATATTAACTAATAGAGATGAAAAAAATATAGAGTCTGAAGTTAAAGGTCTTAAAAAGTTAGATAAACAATCATCTCCTGATATGTCTACTAGATTAAAATATATAATTCAGTCAGTTAATGGGGAAACGGAAAATAAAACAATTAGAGATTTCGTAGATAACTATATGCTAGCTAGAGATTCTAGATCACTTAGAGAACATATTAGAGAAAATCAGCCTGATATTCAAATGAAATTTGATTATATGGGCGAAAATGGTGTAGAGGAGGGTGCTGTCGTTCCTATGACAGCCGGGTTTCTTTGGCCTGACTCCTAAATATAGAATTTCTATATTTGAAAATATCCATGATATAATTTTTTATGGAAATGGGGGATTTGATTATGAAACTGTTTATAATATGCCCCTATGGTTAAGAAAATTTACTTTAGAAATTACTAAGGATTTTAATAATTTATCTATTACTATTCCTTGTTTAATATAGTTTTGGTTGGTTAAAATA